TGAAGACGATATAGAAACTTTTAATTATTTAAAAGAATCTAAATATCCAAATCAACTAGCTTTACAGTTTAAACCTATAGGTTACGAAAACTTACATAAGTACAACAATACTTTAGCAGGTTATGCTCAAGGTAAATGGATAATGTTTTTTAATGACGATGCTATAATGAAAACTAAAAATTGGGACGAAAAAATTATGGATTTTGAGGACGAGTTTTGTTTACTTCGTTTCAAAGAACAAACTCAACATCCTTATAGTATCTTTCCTTGCTTTCCTCAAAAATGGTTTTATTTATTAGATCACATTAGTCTTCATGGTCAAAATGATGCATGGCTCTCTGAGATAGCTTATATGTTAAATATAATGCGGGACGTTGATATTGAAGTTATACACGATAGAGCAGATATAACTGGTAACAATAATGATGAAACTTTTAGAGCTAGAAAATATAACGAAGGTCATCCTGATCAACGAGGTGATCTTCATCATATAGATATGGTAAAATTAAGATACAAAGATGCTTTAAAAATTAATTGGTTGTTGGGACTCATGGGCCAACCTAACGAATTTATATTAAAAAATCTTAAAGATAAATCAGATCCGTTTATTTTACTTAAGAAAAAATTTGATATATATAAAAAGGCTGGCGCCGTAGGTGCAGGAAAACAAAATGCAAGAGTTACAGATAAAAGAGAAATTAAAGTCAGCTATTCAAATTTACCAAAAGACTAGAGATAAACGAGCTGGTGAAGTTGTTACACATTTAACAAATTTACTTTCTACTTATAAATCTAGAAAAAGTTTATTAAGTTATGCTAAACATATGTACCCGGGATATAAAGACCCTGCGCACATACAGCTAATTGCAAAAAATCTAGAGAAGCTTGAATCAGGTGAAATAAAAAGGCTGGCGGTCTTTATGCCACCAAGGCATGGAAAAAGTATGTTATGTTCTGAATTTTTTCCAGCATGGTACCTAGGAAATAATCCAAACGAATTTGTAATTCAATCTACATACGCTCAAGAATTAGCAGATGATTTTGGTCGTAAGGTTCGTAACCAAGTTCAAGGAGAAGACTTTAATAAAGTTTTTCCTCAAGTTGCTTTAAGATCGGACAGTACATCAGCTAAACGATTTCATACTATACATGGTGGTACCTATTCTGCTGTTGGTGCAGGTGGTGCGATCACCGGTAGAGGTGCGCATTTATTAATTATAGATGATCCTATTAAAGGACGAGAAGACGCTGAGTCAGAAGTTCAAAGAAGAAATCTTTTAGAATGGTATAAGTCTGTAGCTTATACTAGATTACAACCAGGCGGGAAGATTATTGTTATTCAAACTAGATGGCATCAAGACGATTTAGCAGGATACATTTTAAATGAATCTGGAGAAGATTGGAAAGTTTTAGATTTACCAGCTATAGATGATAAAGGTAATGCTCTATGGCCTGAAGCTTATAACAAAGAAGATTTGGCAAAAATTCAAAATACAGTTGGTGAACGTGTATGGCAAGCTCTTTATCAACAACGTCCTAGTAACGAAGAAGGTAGTATCATAAAAAGAGATTGGTGGAATATTTATGATGGAAAAAAAATTCCTACATTAGGTTATGTTGTACAATCTTATGATACAGCGTTTAGTACAAAATCTTCTGCTGACTTTTCTGCTTGTACGACATGGGGTGTCTTTACAGCAAGAGATGAAAATAACCAAGCTTATGCTGCTTGCATATTATTAGACGCTTGGAAAGAAAGATTAGAATATCCAGATTTAAGAAAACGAGCTCAAGATAGTTATTACGAGTGGATGCCCGATCAAGTATTAATTGAAAAAAGAGCTTCGGGTCAATCTCTTATACAAGATATGAGAAGGTCGGGAGTCCCGATTGTTACTTATACGCCAGAAAGAGATAAAGTTTCTAGAACACATAGCGTAGCTTCAATGTTCGAAGGCGGTTTAGTGTTTACAATGGATGAAGAATGGACTAAGGATGTTATAGAAGAATCAGCACAATTTCCATATGGAAAGCATGATGATATTCATGATACAATTGTGCAAGCTTTAATGAGGATTCGTGATGGATTTTTAGTATTACATCCAGACGATCCAGAGGATGATGACAATGAAACAAGAAAGCAATTGCGCCAAAACAAACATTATTACTCTTGATAGGTGGAGATTAGTTCCTAGAAAACCCACTCCTAAAGAACAAATAGCTATTCAAGATGATCAAGTGGTTCAAGCTTTTCATGATGCGTGTATCAAGATTACAGAAAAGGTAGATATTAAAGGATATGCTTTGGTAGCGTGGGACGAGAAGGGAGTTCCTTGTATATCATGGTCAGCTGGTCATGTAAAATCTCCTATAAGCGAATTGATGCTTCCTACCTTTACACAATCAGTATTTCAAGGTATATTGAATAAAAAACTAAGTACACCGGAGGACTTAAAAGATGAGTAACCCATTTAAAAGAACAGGCAAGCAACCTAGACTTGGAGTAAAGAGCTTCAGTGTCGAAGATGTTAAAGCTGCAGATAAAAGATTTTATGATAAGTTTCCAGGAGCTGTAGAAGATGCTGCAATGTTAAAGAAAGCAATGCAAAATCCTGGTGATGAAGTTGTAAAAATAGATGATGAAAGAAAAGCTGAACATATGAAAATGATGAAAGCTATGAAAATAGAAGTGGAGATTTCTTAATGAGAATGACCGCAGGCGCAGGATCAGGAGAAGGCAGAATGCAAAACTCTAAAATAACTGGCAAGATGATGAAGAAAAAAAAGAAAAAGAAAAAAGGTAAATTTCCAGATATGTCTGGAGATGGTAAAGTAACTAAGAAAGATATTTTAATTGCAAGAGGTGTAATTAAAAAAGGTAAAAGGAAAAAAAGAAAATGAAAAAAACTAGAGAAGATGTCACAAAAGAAATTCTAGATGTAGACTTTGATAATGTATCAACTTCAAAATCTTTTGATGATGATGGTTATGAAGAAGGTAAATCTAAAGAAAGAGAGATGACAGCTAATGCTTCTGTCTCTGATTCTTATAAAGGTGGATTACTTTATAAAGGTAAAGCAAAAAATTATACATCAGCAGCTGATCTAATTAAAAAAAAGGAAGCTAAAATAATTAAGCTTAATCCTAATAAGAAGAAAAAAGATTAGTGGCAAAACAAAAGTTTGTACATTTTGTTCCGAGACCAAAGCCAAAGAAAAGACCTGGCAAACATAAAAAGTCTCAAAACAAAAATGAAAAAAGACAAAAGAAACAAACGAGGTATAAAGGTCAAGGACGATGAATTTAAAATGGGATTTAAAAAAAGTAAAAGACGAACAAAGAAAAAAAGATTCAGCTAGAGCTCAGCTACGAGAAAGAAGCAAGCAATCTATTGCAAGACCTAAAGCTTCTAAAAATATTTTATCAAACGATCCGAGGTTACAAAAAATATGATTCAAGAATTTGTATGTCCAAATGGTAGAATGTCCGTTAATGGAGTTTGTCCTATATTTGAAGGTGACGATGGACAAATAAAAGATATTAAAAATAAAAAAACTTCTACTTATGACGCTTTAAAAGAAGATGAAATCTTTGAAGAAGACAAAGGATTTTTTGAATTTGATTTTGAAAAACCAACAGAATCAGCTTTTGAAAGCGCAGATAATATAATTAAAAATAATATCAATGCTTATCAAAATTTTGTATCTGATAAATTAGGTATATCACCTAAAGTTCAAACTTTTGGTACTTTTTTAAGTATGGCAAGAGGATTAGCTTCAGGGGGTGGAGCACTTGCAGTGTTAGGACCTTTGATAGTTCCAACTATTGGAGGTAATCCTTTAAGAAAAGCTGAAATAAAAAGAATTCAAGATATAACAGATCGAGATACACAAGGAACAATTAATACTGTTCCGACAGCTATTTTAAAAAATAAACCAACAGCTAGAGATATTAATATGGGTGGAGGAAATATTCCTTCTAAAGCACCTTCATCTACTAAAACATTTTCAGCTCCACAACAAACTTCAGGACTTGGAGGATTACATAATTATGGCTAGAACAAGAATAAGACCTAGAAAAAGAACAGGAGATATTCCTAGAAGAAAAAAATATTATAGACCTACTAAGAAAGGTGCGGGTATGACTAGAGCAGGAATAAAAGCTTATAGACGAGCTAATCCTGGTTCTAAATTATCTATGGCTGTAACTGGTAAAGTAAAACCTGGAAGTAAAGCAGCTAAAAGAAGAAAATCATATTGTGCAAGAAGTTTAGGACAATTAAAACGAAGCTCTGCTAAAACTAGAAATAATCCTAATTCTAGAATAAGACAAGCTAGACGTAGATGGAAATGTTAGAGTTATTTAAAAAATTATTAGGAATAGATAAACTAGAATACAAGATTAGATTGCTTGAAAGAAAAAATTATTGGAGAGAAAAATATCGTGATAGACAAAATAGTTTATAAATTTTTTGCAGGTATAGATGTATTAAGTAATTTAATTGGAAAATTATTTACACTTAAGAGGCAGAAAAAGAAAGATGTCAAATAAACCTTTAAACATATCAGAAGAGGCAGCAGTTCAAATGCCTATGAAGACGGTTGCTAGTCTTATAGGATTAGTAGCTTTAGGTACATGGGCTTATTTTGGTATTATTGAAACTCAAAACTCACATCATACAAGATTACAATTAATGGAATCTGATCTTGAAAAGAATACAGAGTTTAGAATTAAATGGCCAAGAGGATTAATGGGATCACTTCCTGCGGATTCTGAGCAGTTTATGTTGATTGAGGATCTTTATAAAACTGTTGAAAAGTTACAGTCTAATCAAGAAATGAATATGACAAATAAAGTTAATATAGAATTTTTAATGAAACAAATGGACAAAGCATTAAAAGATATTGAAAAATTAAAAGATAAACAAAGGGAGTTTGCAAATGGAAACGGTAATTACTAGTGTCGTTGCTCTTTGCATGTTTATAGCAGGAGAGCTTAAAGAACATAGAATACAAAGTTCAATGAGTGATTGTTTAAAAGGAAAAAGACTTGCTGAACGTGATCAAAATGTTAATGTACAATACATGTGTGGAAAAGTTGATGCAGAATTAGAAGATAATATTGATGGTTCTAAATCAATAAAAAGAATAGTTACAGATAAATAAACACTTTTAAAACTGACATTTTTGTTTTATATCTTACTTAGGAAAGTATGGTATGAACCAGGAGGTATTATGAAACCATGAAAAAAGGATTATATGCAAATATCAATGCCAGAAGAAAAGCTGGTAAAAGTAGATCAAAATCTAAATCAACTATTTCAAAAAAAGCTTACAAAAATATGAGAAAAGGTTTTCCTAAGTGATAGCAAGACCTTCTTTTAAAAACACTATGACTAAACCTAATAAGAAAAAAGTTAAGAAACAATATTTAGCTGGAACGTCAGGTGCATTAAGAGCTAAAAGAAAAGCTGCATTAAAAAGATTAAACAAAAATAATAAAGGTTCAGGAGTTTTACCAGGAGATAAAAAAGGTGGTAAATTTGTAGGTTCAAAAAAGAAAAGTAAACATAATAAAAAATTTAAGGAGATGTATGGCTAAAGCAAAAGGATCAAGCACTGCAACTGCAATTAGAAATAAAGCAAAAAAATCTGGAGTGTCAGCTTCTAAAATAAGACAAATTTATAATAGAGGTTTAGCAGCATATAGAACAAG